TCATAGTATCAAGGTAATCTTTTTCCCAATTGGGGATATCTTTAATGTATTCTTTAGTCATTGTATTTTCTCCCAAGTACGAGGTGCAACTCTTTCAACAACACCATCTAATTCCAATTTTTTCATTCCATATTCCACTTGTGTAGTGCCTTTAGAACAGAAAGAACGACTCTCATAATTTTCATAGAATAACTGAATATCTCTTTCTCCAATAACCGACTGAACTTTTAAAGATAGTGATCTTGCCTTAAAGATAGTTCCAATAGGACTACTTTCAACAATTAATCTTGCGATACCTTTAATCCTAACAGTTGCTCCTCTCTCAATGGTTTGATTAATCATTTAGATTTCCTCACGGGTACTTGTATTGTCCAAGATGGTGATATTAAATCAACCATCTTGAATTGTTGTCTGTTTTTTTCATAGGTAGCAGCAGGTTCATTACCAGCAGTCTCACCATAGTGAGCTTTGTTTGGATCTTTTAAACCCATGTAATCTAAGATAGCACCATCTACCATAAACCAGAGTGCATCCCAAGTGATAGTCTCTCTCAGTTTAACTGCGATCCTATCAATATCTTCACCATCAAGATACTCACCAGTTGCTACTGCTTTTGAGTAATCTTCATACTGAGTCAAGAGTTTTGCCCTTGCTTCTACCAACTCATTGAGGTTGATAGTGATTTTGATGTCATCATTAATTGCCATAGTTAAGCCACCAATTCAATAAATTCACCAAGAACTTTTTTATTAAGTTTCTTAGTTTTAAGAGATTTTACAAATGCTCTTTTGATCTGTGCTTTTGTTGCCTCATCATCAACATCAAACTCAGATTCTTGAGCAAGTGATGTAGCAGAAATAGCAAAGTATGCATCATAACCAGAATTGGTAATAGTGCAAGTTCTTGTCTTTTTCCACTCATTTAATATCTTATCATCATTCCAGTGATAATGTCCAATAAAATATCTCGCATCACGACTTTCAAGAACACGAATACCAATAAAGTTAGTAGAAGGAAATCTATCTTTAAGGTTAGATAAGAGAGCATCAGTAAAATCTCTGTATCCATGCTTGAGTTTATAAGTTCTACCAAGTTTACGATCTCTTAGAAAAGAACGATCTCCATGACAACTAGAAGTTCCTAAAAACTCATTCTCATCCCAGTGATGATAAACAGTTTTATTATAAGGAATCTGAGAACCTTCACCATCAGTAAGAATAATACATTGAACCTTTTCAGCACCAGTCTTCTCTTGGAATTGTGGGATGAGTTGATGAAGAGTAACTAATGTTTCATTTAATGGAGTGCCAGATAGACACAACTCATATGGGTAACCATAAATGCAACGATTCTTAAATGAATAAGCAGTTCTCCATATATTAATCATTTGCTTTTCTAGTTCCTTAGCATTTGATTCACTAGTAAAGAAGTGTAGTAAATTAAACTCAGCCTCCACATGAAGGAACCCTTCCTTCCTATCACAGTGTTGAATCTTCTCTGCTTTCAACCTATCGTAATGATCCATACGATTTAATTCAACTCTATTTCTATACTCACTTGTAAATGCATATACATCAAAAGGAATCTGAACTTTTCTACAAAACCAGATTAGATTGTAGAGTTGCTTCAAAGTATCTTGAAGAACATACTGCATAGAACCAGACCAATCTAATATAAAGATTAAACCATGATTCTTACCATCAGGAAGAACAGTTATTTTCTTGAATAGATCTTCATTAAACTTATAGGTATGAAGTTGTCTTGTATCTAAAACCCCAGTTCTAGAAGTAGAAGCACGAGCATAAGCACTAGCAGACTTTCTACACTCGAACTCTTTAACAAGATACGACACTTCCTTTTGAGCATCCTTTTTGAATTTTGTATATTCATCATCAGGGAATTGGAAAGTAGTTTTAGGATAAAGATGTTCTAATCCTTGAGGAACATCCTCTCCTGCTCTTACTTTTACTGCTTCACTATATCTTTCATCTTCTGCTTTGTAATGCTTATCTATTAGTTCATGAACAGTTTCATTTGATACGATAACACTTTCAAGATTGAGTTTAGGAATTTCTACATATACATTTTCACTAGTTGCATTCTTAGTAAGATCTCTTAACTTACCAAATAAAGTGTCTGCTGTCTGAACTTCTGGTGTTAAAGAAGCATCAGAATCGCTGCTCCCAAAAGTAGTATCAGGACTACTGTTCCCACCTTCCAAAGAATCATAGCTATCAGAGTTAGAAATGGAAGAATCACTATCCCCAGTGCTATCAGTGTCACTATTCCCAAAATGTACACTATCGTTTCCACTGGATTCTGCAGAAATTTCTGATTCCATTCCTTCACTTGATTGAGAAATTTGTTCTTTCTCCTTTTGCTCTTGCTCTTGCTTGCAGAAATTATATAACGCTTCTGCTGCTGCGATGGTGTCAGTAAAGGTCTCGGCATTTTGTATTAAAGTGATAATCTCCTTTTCAGCATCTGAAAAAGATATAGGAAGGAACGAACCAATCTTGAAATGTAGATTAGCCCGATCAGCAAGATTAAAATTATCAATATCTTCACCATCTAATTCAAAGAAATCATCTTGATGCATTTCATTATATCCTTTATAAAAGGATTTGGCAATCCCAAGATATTTTCTTTTCATCAACTTCTCAATTCTAGCATCCTCACATACATTTAAGAACTGATGAGGAACATCTTTTGGGGGATCCTCATTAGGGGTGAAGAGTGCGTGTCCTACTTCATGACCTACAAGCATATCATATACATAGTTGCTTGCCTTCTCCCAAAGAGGAAGGGTCAATACACGGGTGTCTACATTGAACTGTGCTGTCTCACAGTGCTTGTGCTCTACTACAATGTCCTCAGTAGCAAGCAACTTTGCTAGTTGTGATTTGATTTCTTGCTGAACTGCCATGTGTTTTCTCTTGTATGTACCCATAATACGACGAAACCCGCCTCTTGGACGGGTCTAGTAGACACTTTATTAAGTGTCTGCGTCTGTCTCTGGCACTCCTTAGTGCTTGTGGTTTCAACTTTCTCTTCGGTGGTTTACCCGAATTATGCTGCCAGTTGGGGATAGAATTGCTCAATGTCCTTTCTGTAAAGTTGTTTTATATTATCTATAAGTTTAGGAGTTGCGTCAAGTTTATTACCCTCATCTTTTGATTTAGGATACTCTATATTCTCATCAAATTTCAATTCTACTTCTATTATATCACTTAACCACTCAACAAAAATATCTCCCATACCATTTTCATAGTTCCATATGGAAGTTCTTGTCGTCAGAAAATCTACCTGAGATCTAAACCAATTGGCAGAAAAACTTGGATCCATCATAGGTATATTAGCAAGCATTGAGAAAAATAAATTCGGGTCTTCAAATAACTCTTGAGAATTATTTCCATATAACCTTTTAAGATAAACTGATCCAGAAATAAATCTATTAATAGGATTTCTCAAAATTGAAAAATTAGGAATATACTTTACATCCAAATGTTCTTCATATAGCTCCTTATGCCAATGTGCAATTTCTGATCCATACATCATGGTCATCACTCCATTACCAGTATCCAGATGACTCTCACACCATTCAAAGTCATTTTTCCATAAAAGATTTGCTTCTACATATCTTCCAGCAGTTCTAGGAATATGAGCAAAGAATACTTTCTTTCCAGTTGGTTTATGTATAAATGTTGGCATCAGTTAATCATCCTACTAAAACCTTTTATCTTTTCATATCTTATCACATTCTCAAACCTTTCGTCCATACCACTCTTATGAGATATAACAAAAACATTGGCATCTTTAATAACATACTTAATTATTTTAAGAAACTCTTCCGTACCAAGACCATCCAATGAACTATCAAAGACCTCATCCATAATAAGAAGATTTGTGTTAACACTATTCTTCATTCTAGCAACCTCTCTCCAAGTAAACAAGAGTGCTAAGTCTATTCTCATCTTCTCGCCCTCAGAAAAAGAAGCATAAGAAAAATCTTCATGGATAGGAGATTGAACGGTTTCATTAAACTCCTCATCAAGTGTAAAGTTTATGTAGAAGTCCATCATCTGTAGATAACGGTTTACTTGTTGATTTATCAACGGTAGATACTTCTTGATGATTTTAGATTTAACTCCACCATCTCTAAGTAATCCATACGAATAATCATAGTAACGTATGGTGTCCTTCCTAGAAGATAGTTCGTTGTATGTAGTTGTTAAATTGTCTTTAAAGGTTGTTAACTTCTCATGCTCAGTATTTCTATTTGCAAGTTGTTCGGTAATTGTTTGAATTTCCGATTCCAGATCCTGTTGCTGTCGTTGATATCCAGCGATCCTAGTATTGTTTTTAGAAATGCCATGCGTTAGGTTAGTAATCTCCTTCGATAGTGCAGTGAATTGATGCTCTCTCTCTTCTTCGTTTTTAATTGCTTCTTCTAGTTCTTTATAACCAGATTGCAACTCCTTAGCCTTAGTTTGAGCATCGGCAATTTTATTTATTCTAAACTCCTCTTCAATTGCCTGAGTACATGTAGGACAAACCGTATTATCTGTAAAGAACTTATGCTCCTTTGTAATGACCGATACCTTATTAGAAATCTTTCCTTTCAATCCACCTAGTTTACGAAGTTTTTCAGTAGCACCTGTTACTTTTTTTTGTTCTTCAGTAAGTCCAAATACCTGATCGTCCGTATGTTCATTCTGCAACATTAATACACAAATCTCATCACCTATCGATCTCATCTTTTTTTTATTTTCCTCTATACTTTCTTTACTTCTATTCTCTATCTCTGCAATAAAACTTTCTTGCATCGAAACTTTGTCATTAAGAGATTCTTTTTTGAGAGTAAGAACCTTTATTTCTTCTTTGAGTGAACGACTTTTTTCTTTAATGATATTGTTCATTGAGGAGAAAATTTTAATATCTAAAAGATCTTCAATTACTTCTCTTCTATTATTACTAGTCAACTGCATGAAAGGAACAAAAGCACTAGATCCTAATATTACTATCTGCGTAAAAGATTTGTAATTCATCTTAATTACATTTTGTTCTAACCATTTTTGTTGATCATTAACATTAGAAAATTGATCTAACAATTCATCATTTCTATAAATTTCAAATTTATTAGGTTTTACTCCTCTTACTACCTTCCACTCTATTGTGCCTATGGTCAATTCTACTTCAACCATACAATCTTTCTCATTTGTAGTATTGATTAATTGAGATTTATTAATCTTACGGAAAGGTTTACCAAATAAACTAAATGTAAGAGCATCAAGAACCGTACTCTTTCCAGAACCATTCGTTCCTACTATTAAAGTATTATTATCCTTATTAAGGATTATTTCAATATATTGATTTCCCGTAGAGAGAAAATTTTTCCAACGTATCTTTTCAAATAATATCATGACCAATAGTGGGTGGAATTACAATGTCATCAGGGGTAATGATGGTGTAGATGTACCCATGATTTTCACAGGTTTTAATCATCAAATGATCCTCTACTTCTAGAATATTCATTTCAGGATAATCCTGTTCCTCTAACATCATAACATATCTTTCAGCATCATCCTCTTCTTCAAATAAGTATAGAATTTGTTGGCCAGTATCATCTTCAACAGAGTATGCACCTTCCTTTTCCTTTCCCGCCAAAGTTAAAATAAACATTATATTAACTCACATGCTTCTTGATAAACTTCACTCATCATTTTTTGAATGATTGATTTATCTAAATTTATTTCTGATTCTTCAATATACTTATTGAGAATAGACATTGTATCTTCAGATTCATAATCACCATTCAATTCTTTATCATACCAACCGTTAAATTCAAAATTTTCAACTATCTTTAATTCTGCAATATTAGAAGCATATAATTTATCAATAAATTTTTCAAATTTTTTTGTATCAGTTTTTTGTCTAACAATTAATTTAACTATTTTATCTTTTAACTCACTAGCATCAAAAAGTTGATAATCATTATCAGTATAGTATATTTTATAAAAAAGACGATGAGGATTATTAACAGGTGTGGTTTCTAATGTTTGTGTATCAAAAATATGAAATCCTCTTGTATCTCCCGAATCATTCCAATATATTTCATAAGGATTACCTAGATAGGAAATATTATCTTGAGTAGATCTAGTATGAAAATGTCCTGAAAAAACTTTTTCAAATTTTTTAAAAGGACTCATATCCATTCCATGATCCATCACAACGTAATCATTGACCTTAAATCCTTGAAGTTCTAAATGTCCCATACAAACAGGAGCTCTTGACTTTTTAATCATAGATAAAGTCATCTCTTTATTCTCTTGATTAATCCAAGGAACCAGAAGAACATTCAATCCACACACATCAATAGAAGTTGTTTCCGAATATACTTTTACATTATCATATTCACGCAGTAAAAGATCTATTGCGTTTATATCATTTGTATTTTTATAGTATGCTGTATGATTACCAACTATTGTATGAACTTCTACTCCCATATCCCGAAGACGATCAAAATAATGATCTTTTGCCCATGTTAATGCACTAAAATCTATGCCCTTACGACTGTCAAAGGTATCACCCATATCAATAACAGTTGTAATCTTTTCCCTTTCTAAGGTAGGAAAGAAAACATCTTCATAAAATTTCAAAAAATAATCATGAAATAATTTAGAGTTTTTTCTTGCACCAAAGTGTTGATCAGTTATGATTGCAACTCTCATTAGTTACGCAATTTAGAATGAACAGCATCTTTGATTGAATTATAATCTGCATATGTAGTTCCGTCAATCTGATTGCTGTCATCAAATACTTCATTGTAACCAGACTTTTCAAGAATTTTATTTTTGATTTCTAACTGACGTTTCTCTCTTTGTATCCTACGGAGAAATGCATAATGTATAATTTGAGTGAAATAAGCAAAAGGATTTTGAGATTTTTCTGGATTAAAATTATGTATATACTGCACACAATTTTCTATACCATCAGAGATCATATCCTCTTTGAACATATAATTAACAAAGTTTGGTTTGAATGATAAATGATTTGCAATCTTTAAAAAACATTCTCCAATATATCTTGGTATAACTGGTTTAGGTTTATCTTGCAATCGTGCAATCTCAACATCCTCACGATACCTTATCAAAGCAGCAAGAAACTCTTTATTGTTTACATAGTGCTCAGACCTTTTTCTTTTTGCCATAGTTCCTCGCTTTATTGCCATGAGTTATTATCACTACTATGTAGATATTATAACATTTATCTCAGTGCTTGACAAGGTATTAAATCACATATAGAATACCTTTGTAGAGGTTCAAGGGAAATATTAGCTATTAGTATTATTTGTATTTTTAAATATCTTTTCTAAAATTATTTTAGCATCTTTTACGTTTGCAACATAACCCATTTTTTTACTTATTTTTGCACTCGAATTATTATCATGTTCAGAATCTCTAAGATATCTTTGATACATCATAATCATTTCAATATCTTGCGACTCTGATAATGTAAGAATATTATCCATGTTAATTATAAACATATCTTCTCTACTTGTTTTCAACCAAGGTTCTACTTTATATCCAACCGTTCCGTGCTTTCCTTTAATTTCACCAATCATTATAGGATGATGAACTATTAACATTGTTCTATCTACTTCTTCAGATGCAGCAACCTTGGCAAATATTTCTTCGCCAGAATTAAATTTTATTGTAGCATAAAAATCGTCTTCTATTCCCATGATTTTATTCCTTTTTTAATTGTATAGTAATTATTTCATAATTAAAATTTTCTTCGTTGTAGATTTTAATTCGTTCAATAAAATGATTTAGTGTGTAATTTCTTCTAGAATTCTTAGTGCAATCATCAGCAATATCATATAAGATTGCTTTTACTTTGTTTGTTCCTTTTCTAAGAACTCGTCCAATACTCTGCAAGTTGCGTATGCGTGATTTACTTGGAGAAGCAAAGATAACATTATTGAGGTTTTTAATATTGATACCAGTTGAGAATGTACCATAGGAGGCAACGATAATAGCGTTGTTTTCAGTTTCGGTAATTTCTCTTACTTGTTCTCGTTCTTCCGCATCAACACCACCGTGAACAAAGAATAATTTCCGATCACTTTGCTTGTTATTATTTATTAAATCATAAAGTACTTTACCATGTGCTTCTACCCTACTATAAAGTATTAAAGTATTACCCTTAAGATCTAATGTTAAATTTTTAATGAAAGAATTTCTTTGCTCATGAGTAATTAAATATTCTATTTCATCATTATAGGTTTCAAATTTTTGTGGAGGATGTTTAAGAACAAGACACTGAATATCCAACTTAGATAAGTGTCCTTGTTTCATTAATTCATCTGTTCGAGTTACTTTATACGCTGGACCAAATAATCCTTCCAATACCCATTTATGTGTTTGTGTGCCATCTAATGTTCCAGTAAATCCAAATCTATACTTAGCATGATGTAATTTTGTCATTATAGATATTAAGGACTTACTCTTAAACAGGTGAGCTTCATCTCCAATAACTACATTATATTCTTCAAAGAAAGATCTTTCTAACTTATATACAGATTGCCAAGTAGTGATAGTAACAGGGCATTCATTAGTTTTTTCTTTACCAGCGTATATACGATGACAATATGACTCAGCATCCCAACCATAATCCAAAAAGTCCTTATACATCTGTTCTACGAGAGATGTCGTGGGAACAACTAAAAGGATTTTTTGACCTTTCTCTACATAATATCTTACAAGAGAATATATCATCAAGGATTTCCCAGAAGCAGTGGGTGATATCAATAGCTTTCTATTATGTCTTAAGGCATCGTATACTCCCTCAACTTGGTATTTTCTTGGTTGATGATTGCAAATAGCACCCATATAGTCTTTGACACCTTCGTATGATATCCCATCATTTACTTCAAAGGGAGCACCATAATATTCATTATCAGTAAATTTATATGTATAATCGTGCCTATCACAGAAAGCAATAATCTTGTCTAGCAATCCCACATATATTTTTTTCGTTCTCATATCGAATAGGTGGATCTCTCCATTCCAATTCCTATTACGATATTGTGGCATAAACTTTGCACCCTCTACCTCAAAGGTAAAGTGGTCTCTCAACTCATACTCAATATGAGGTTCTGAATCAATTTTTAAAAATACTTCGTTAGACTTGGATATAACGACGTTAGCTGATGTATCAATCACCTAGTCCATGCGTCTAGGAGTATTTATGAAGTTATGTCAAGCCCTAACCCAATCCAGAATTAAAACGCATAAACTCAATCGCATTCTTAATCTGAAACGTTCTGTTCTGTATAACCTTAAGAATACTTTCTAAGTATACCAACATTGTATCATAGTAATCTATCTTCAATGATGTATGAGATAATTTTTCATCAGCATCGAGATACTTTTGCATAGTATCCTTATCTCTTATCTTCTTTGGAAAAGGATTTTCTACATATACTTCTGGATCTGCTTTCCCACTAAAATACTCATACCGTTCATGACGGATGTTTTTTCTTTGTTGCTCTGCTTTCTTTCTTAGTAAAAAGATAGTATTATATAATTCAAAGTACTTCGCATGTAGAGAGGGGATGTTTAATGACTCCTCATGTAAATTGTCACGATCCATTTTAGAATCTTTTTCCCACATCTCTTGAAGTGTTTCAAGAGTTACGCTCATATTATAAAGGTTTATCCTCTAAATTTGTTATACTGTAAATAGTATACTTGAAAGATGCCTCTGCTGTAAAGTACTCTATGTCCGTATCAGTAGCATCAAAGGTCATAGTAGTAAGAGAATATGGAAACAATCCTTCAAACTTTACTTGAAACTTAGGTACTAGATTACTACTTAAAATTTGGAGAGTTCCATCTGAGAATATGTCTTCTTCACCATCTTTAGGTCCGACCTTAACAATTCCTGATTTTTGAAGATCATATGACTCTTTTAAACTTTCAGGATATCCTAAACCACGAATCCAATTTTGTATTTCCATAAAGTTAGTTAAATCTTCATCAACTAGAAATCTAATATTTAGATCTCCAAATTGAATTTTATCGCCTGGTCTATCAATATCTTTTAGATATGATGGTTGAACAGCAATACCAAGATTTAAATCTGGAATGTTTGCTTCATTACAAAAGAAAGCAACACCAGGACTTTTCTTTAAGGCAAACTTAAAACCAGTTGGTGATAAAAAATTTCTATTGTCTATTGGGGTCGCCATTATAATATACTTTTAAGTATTTAGTCAAAAAAAGAGACCCTCCCGAAGGAGAGTCTCTGTGTCTATTTTTTTATGGACAAAAATATTTAGGACCAATAGAATCCTCTTTTTCCTCCAATATACATCTTGGATGGTTGTCCAATATCAGGTGGCCAATGAACACTTTCACTAACTTTATCACCATGTTTGTTAATTTCAAACCCACCTGATGATACGTAATCGTAATTACAGTACTTATTAGCCCATGTTCTAAGGACTTTACCCCTTGCGTCAGTGGAGTATCCAATAACATCAAACCTTTCATCGTATCCAAAATTCATCTCGCATAGTTTATCAAACTGACGAGTTCCTAGTCCATCTGGATAATGTTCACGGCAATATTTTAAATTTGGATTTTTATTAAGAACCTTAATGTATTCTTCCTTATCTAAAACATCCCATAAACGATGCCTTTCTTCTCTTTCAGGTCTTTCCCGACCAATAGTTTTTTTAATCTTGTAGGGAATCCCTAATCCATTGCGAACCATGTGTTTTTCGCTTACAATTTAAGTGTAGCCGACTAAACTACTCCTATATTAAAGCATAAAAAAAGACCCCTGTAAAGGGGTCTTTGTGTAAAAAGGAATATTTCCTTTCTTCTTACATGAGGTTCTTAACAGCAACTCTTCTGTAGTAACGGTTAGCGTTAGTTGTAAGAGCACCAAGTCCTTGGGTAAGTCCCTGAGCAAATGGGTTAGCAACCATGCCATAACGAGTCTTAAACCCGATTTTTGGCTGGAAGGAGTTCTCACCCACCGCACGAACCATCTGTAGTGGAACGTATGGGCAATAGAATATGCCAGCATCATAAGGTGAAGTACCTTTGTAACCAACAACGTAATACTGATTGCCACCTTGTGGAGCAGATGCAGGGTTACCAGATGTTAGGTTAGCAGCATATGGGTCAATGTATACTCTGTACTTACCTTGTAATGTACCAGCAAATGTATTACCAGTATCATTAACGTTAAGGTTAGCATTAAGAGCAGGAGTGTAGTCAAGTACACCAGCCATTGTTAGTGCAGAAGCAACGTCAGCAGAACAAAGGATGATGTTACCCTTTCCACGACGAGTTCTCTGTGCAATAGCGTTTGCGTCTCTTTCGATTTGGAAGATCAAACCTTTGAACTTCTCAACAGACCATCTTCCGTTTGAGTCAACGTCTAAGTCGAATATACCAGCAGTTGCGGTATTCTGGATAGCACCTTGCTCTGCAACCTTGTAGATAGTTCTGATAACTTCTCTGTTAATTTCAGCAAGTATTTCAGTACTAAGGATGTTAGCAAGTTCTGCTTCTGCATTAAGACCATGAATTGCTTTCAAGTCCTGAGCAAGCTCTAATGAGTACTCAGCCTTGAGGGCTCTTGACTTAGCAGTAACAGTGACTTTCTCGATTGAGAATGCCATCTGGTTGAACTGTGTGGAAGCTGCTGTGCCACCTAGGCTTTCAGCAGTACCTGTGTTCATACCCTGACCAAGGTTGTAGTCAGTTTCTGTGGCAGAAGCAGTTGGGTTTAACACTGCAGGGTTAGTACCACTTTGTGATGTAGTACCCATACCAGCGGCTGCATCAGAGAAGTCTGTTGCACCCAATCCAGCGTTCTGTCCAGAGAATGCTGAATCTACTTCATCGTAGAATGTCTCGTCACCAGTCTGACTGGAGTAACGTGATCTCATTGCGAAGATCAGTCCAGTAGGACCAGACATTGGTTGAACACCAGCAACGTCATATGCCACCAAGTTAGGCATAGCACGACGGATTAAGCTGATGAGAACTGGGTCGAAACCAGCGACTGGACCAGCAGCAGCTGCACCAGCAGAGAAACCAGCAGTGTTAACATTAGAGTTAGTACTGTTTGTTGGTTGCTCAGTTAGCATTGAAGTGCCAGTTTCAAAGGCACTTTGCTCTCTTAAAAATCTTTCTTGGTTTTCTAGCAGGACGGCGGTAACCGATCTCTTATGAGGATCTTCGATTTTATCTACACCCTCATGATCGAGGAGTGGAGCCCACTTTTCCTGCAACTGTTCTGATTGGAACATTTGCTTTAATTAATTGTGTTTACGTTTGATTTAATGTTAAATTCAGTTACTTGCTAACCATTGACATTGATTTTAGGTATGCAGCCATTGACGCTGAATGAGATTCAGGTGCGGCTTCCATTCCCTCTGAGAGTGTCTCGGTTTTAGCAATTGTTGGAGTTTTTGCTGTAGGGAAGTAAGATTCCTTAAGTGTTTCCAACTTTTCACGATATTCTGTCTCACTTTCAAACTCAACACTTTCAGAAAGTGAAGCAAGTTTTTCCTTCTGGGTATCTGCAAGACCCTCAGAAACGGAATCGAAAATGCTATCTGCTGTTGCCCCCGCTAGGCGTTGGTTAAGCGAAACATTTTTCTCAATTTGCTCATTGAGTTTTGTTTCCATATCATCTAGTTTTTCTACCATACTCTCAAGTACATCATATTTTTCTTCAGGGATTGATACATAATGTTCTTCAAAAAGACCTTTTAGACCAGTCATAAAGGATTCGGTAAGTTCTTCCTTAAGACCAGATTCTACTGCAAGTTGATTCTCAGCGAACCACTCGTCAGCAACATATTCAAGGTAGGAATCAACACGCTCATTTAGAGCACCTTTGATTTCCTCGACTTCTTCAAGGAGTTTCTTTTCGTAATCTTCTACAAGAACTTCCTCAATCTGTGATACTCTAGTGTTGATCGCAGCTTCGAGAATAGTTTTTGCTTTTTCCTTGAAATCTTCAGATAGTTCTTCACCTTCTACAAGAGCTTGAACATCATCAGAGATGTCAATCTCAGTATACTCAGGTGCATCTACAACTTCTTCCTCAGAAACAATTTCCTCAGTGGAAACTTCTTCCTCAGAAACAACTTCATCGGTGACAACTTCTTCTTCTGAAACAACTTCATCAGTTATTTCAACTTCCTCGGCAGCAGGTGACTTAACAGGAGTGGCACTTGTTCCTACTGCTTCTGGTCCTACTGCACCTTTACGATTAGTAACCACATCTCTAACTTGCTTTAAAGTTCCGCCAGGTTCTTTCAACTTAGCAGAATCGTTAGTTGGACTGTAGTTATCAGGAGTAGGACCACCAAGGTCTTCTACCTGTGCTGTGCCGCCAGGTGTTACTACACCAGAAGCGTTGCTTCCTGCTTTTGGTAGAGGAGCCGCAGGTGCTGCGTTAGCGTTAACAGCAGTCTTAGATACCTGTGTGCCTACTTCCATTTCCTGTAAATTTGTGCCACTAGACATTTGAAGTTTCTCCGATGTACTATCTTTAGTTAAAATCTATATTTATTTATAAAGTTTTTGTTTACAATGAGTTTATAAACTCATCAAACAAGTTTATTTTATGCTCTTCGAGAGCTCTTTGTGATACAAGTGTATCAACTCTCTTTTTGAGTTCTTCTGCTTTTCTTTCACGAAGGATACTACCTTCCCATACCCATTCTTTACCTTCCATGATACCTTCAACAAAAGCATCAGGTGCAGAGGGATCTGCAACAATGTCAGCAGCAGTCGCTAACATGAAGTCATCACTAACAACATTAAATCCTTCTTTGGTTGGTTTCAATGAACCAATACCACGAGAGGACACGCCAAGTTTTACACCTTCACTTAAAAGTGATGATGCAATCTTACCCATTGGTGTAGACTCAAGAATTTTTGCCTTACCAATAAAGTTAGATCCCGATTCTCTCAAAGACATGATCTTATGAGAAACTCTATCGAGATTCACCGTTGGACTATCGGGATGACCCAATTCTCCAACTGCTCTCCCCTGAGAAACTTGTTCTTTAATGTATCTGCCCACTTCTTTTTGAAGTGTTTCCATTGGATACATACGACCATTGCGGTTCTTTATGTTTCCTTGAAGGAAAACTCCCTCAATATACAAAGACTTCTTACCGTTTCTTGATTCAGTAAGAATTTTAATGTCTTCGATTTCTTCTCTAATGAGTTTCATCGGGAATCAACCTCCAGTAATTTGAATTTGTTGAGCATAAACTTGACCTTCAACCCCACCACTAAATGCACTCATTTTAAATGCACTTCTTGCTTCTAAGGTATTACCAGTAAGCAATCCTGTTTGTATTCCAGCAGTTTGACCATTCTGAGTTTTTAAATCTCCTGTAACAGTCAACTTATCAGTAAATCCATTTCCAGAGATGCCAGTATTAACTCGATGAATTTGAACACTTGAAACATAAAGATTAGTCAAATTCCAATAAGTTTGATTATCAGTCGAACCAGTTCCTGTTTTTACTTGTAATCCTATTAGACTACCTTCTCTAAACTGATTTCCATAACCCTCAGGAACAGTAAGAGTTACTATTCCAGTAACTCCATCACCTGCTGATGGAACAGTAACAGCATTAATAGGTTGAGATCTTACTTTTCCTAAACTTATTATTTCTGGTTGTTGGTTAGTAATAACAGTATCTGTGACAACTGCTGTTGGAAGTGTTCCAATAGCAACATGTACTGTCGCTACTCCTGTATTAACTCTAAGATATTCTGTCTTTTGAGCAATACATGGTGAAAGAGTAGCTGTGGATGCTGCGTTTATATTAAAACCAGTTCCTACTCCTAGAAATGCCATTATAGATAAAAGTTCATTGTCTTATTTATTTATAATTACTCTTCGGCAGGTGCTTCTTCTATATCTGCTTGTGCAGCAACTTCACCACTAATATGGGCAGCAGCATCAGCAACAGCAGCAGCAGCGACTTCATCATCTCCAAAAGTATTAGCAGCTACATCAGGACGTAAGTTATCTACTCTGTCTGCTGATTTGGTAAAAAGCATATCTTTAATCTTATCACTAATGGTCGCAGGGGACTCATCAGCAATAATCATATCCATTAATTCTGATTGTACGTCTTGTGCAATCTCAGATGAATTCAATTCAGTTTCAGTATCAGGCATTGTAATTTGTGAGTAATCGTTAATATTTATGTATCCCCACCACTAGGGGTAGTATCATCTCTTATCTCTTCCACTTCATGATGTGTGAAGTTGTAGTCTGAGATCATAGAAAATAATTTTCTTTTATACCAATTAAGGAATTCCATCTCTTCTGGTGGTCTACCAGCATTATATTTTTCCCAATTAGATTGGTAATGAGATAGAGAACTATAAATCATTCTCACTTCTCTTATATTCATGCGTTGTTCAGCCCACCAATCTAAATCATCTTCATGTTTACAAAAATCATAATCGTCTTTCTTTCCTCCGATAGACACTAGATTTCTCCACCACGAGGTTTAACTATGTCTGCTTCTTGTTCCATTGTATCTGCATTTACATCTGTTCCACGTAAATTAACATCAGGTTCCATAACTGGTTGACCCAAATCCATATTCGCTGGCAATGGTTGTCCAGTTTGAGGATCAATCATCATTTCGTCGGGATCAGGAATAGTACCATCCTTAATCTCTTTCTTCATAAGTTTATCCTGTTCCAGAATTTCTTCATCAGTTTGACGAAGGATCTTGCGTCTTAGATAATCTTGTGAAAAATACTTTCCAAGATATGGTTCAGCAGCAGCAACCATTGTCAATCTTTCATTTAATAACTCTGCCTCTTTTAATTCTGCAAAATGATTGTCATATAAGAAGTCATATTGTATATGCTCACTCATTATTTCCCAATCTTCTGGGGTACAGATATTCTTAAGTAAACACTGAGTTTTAAGAAGATCGTTGAATAAGGTAGAGAATCTTTTTCTTAAACGTGCGACAAACTTACTAAATTTAACCTCATCTCTCAATATCTCAGAGGATCTTCCCAAGTTGAATCCTCCTTCTCCGTCCATTCTTGATGGGGGTACATTGAGCGACCTATATAATTTCTTTTTGAAGTACTCAATATCCGTGATCTCTCCAAGGTTTTGACCTCCTGGAAGAGTAGAAATTTCAGTACCACGACCTCCTTCCCTTCTAGGGAGCCAGAAATCTTCAAGCATTGCCATGTACTTCTTGTCATCTTTCACTTCTCCTGTATCGGCATTGTAGACAAGTTTATTCCGATATCTCATCATTACGTCACGGAGATATTGCTCTGCCTTTACCTTTGGTAAGTTTCCGACATCAATATAGAAAATTCTTCTTTCTGGTGCTCTTGATAATCTGTATATAACTAAACTATCTTCAATCATCCTAAGTTGATTGAGAGATTTGATTGATTTATGTAGATAAGAAAGGACTGATCCTTTATTTCTATCTACTAATCCTGATGTACAATAAGCAATTGATTCCTTTGTCATCTTTATTCCACCCATACCACCCATAGCTGCTGGACTTCCAACAGGATATGATTGTTTAGGACTGTAAATAAAGAATTCGTCTAATTCAGGAAACTCAAAATCTTCTGGATTATCACTTTTTGGTACGTATTGTTTGTACTTATCTGATTCTTTCTTCTTCTGTTTACGAACGTAACGCATTTTCATTGCGTCAATATAACGTAATTCTTCAATACCATTTTGAGGATTTTTTAAATCAATCATCTTATGGTAATAAAGTCTCCCATCAATATACCAATTCCTATAGATCTCATGTGCTTTTGCATCAAAATCTAATAGTTCTTTAATATATTTAAATTCAGCTCTAAGTTTTTTCTTAATACCATCACTAGCATTAAGATTAGAGAGTTCAATCTCAACAGGAGAATCATGAGTATCTGCGACAATTGCTTCATTAACAATGTCCTCGATAGCACTATCACACTCAGGGTGTAATGCCATCTCACGATATCTTTTAATTAATTCAAACTCTGTTCTGTATACACCTTCAATATCAACATAGGATCCGAAAAATCCACTGCTCATATAATGCTCTACCCCATCCGCATCATTAGGCGGTACGGGGGAAACGGCATCCTTTGGTAATGTGTCAGCGTTCTCAATAGAGAACCCAAATAATTTTGCCATAATTTAGAACTGAGTCTAATTAACTATTACTATTTAGTATAGCACAATATAGTTAAATTAAGCATCAGAAGAAACTGTCTGTTCTTCTCCTACTTGTCCACCACCATTTAAACCAACTATTTCAATATTATTAACTGCGAATTCTACATCGAATTCTTCAATTGTATCACCACTATCATATGATAGAGCAATATCGCTAACAGTCACTGGGAATATATCAACGAATCTATATGTTTTTAAAACACCTACATTGTCGCCATCGCCTTTCTGCCTACTGTATTGGAATACATCAGCCTGAGACATGTAATTATTTGGATCTACTTGTCCTTGGTTAGTAGCATTATCTATGATAGATTGAGACCATCTTTCCATCGCATTTCTTATTGCGAAGTTCTCATCATTGATAACTGTAACAGTCCAGTTGTCAATGGTTCTGTCACCCGCAACTTTGAATGTACGACCTCTAAATGGAACATCGATTGATGCTACATTTTGAGCAGGTAAATTAGCAGCTTTGCACATAAATGCAAAGTTATCTGCTGGAACCCCACCCATAAACTCTGTTAAGTTTGAGGCATCCATTCGTACTTCAAATAGATTAGGTCTTACACCACCACCAGCAAGGGCGGTTTTAAATTGGGAAATGGTTCTTAATGGCATTTTAGGTAATCCTCCTGTATGTTATTTAGAATATTAAGTTAAACTCTACCCGCTACTTCTTCAAAACTAACACCAGTACGTGTAGCAACGAAGGTTAGTGTAACGTAGTTGATTGACTTGGCAGGTTTCAGGAAGATGTCTGCACGGAACTCATTATTGTCTATAACATCAGGAGTGTTATTCGTGGTATCACAAATAACTAGGAATCCGAAGAGTCCTCTCTTTGCCTGAACATCACGTAAGAATGGTTCAACGATATTACGGAAGTTTGCCCGTGTTAATTCATCGTTGAGTTCAAAGAGTTGAGCCTCTGCTGCACTTTCAAGTGCTTGCTCAATCGTTAGGAACAGACGACGAACATTAATTCTGTCAAAGGCAGAAGCAAATGCAAGTCCAGTCTTATCTCCGAATAGAAGTGTTCCTGTTCCTGGTTGTGTAATTACAGAGTTAACTCTTTGTGGATAAAGAATATCTCTCTGTGCTTTTGTTGGGTTGTATGCTAGTTTAACAGCATTGTTAAGAATACCACGTTGTTGTCCTGCAGGTGAGAACCAAGGGAATGATTCGATTGCAGTTCTGCACATTAGACCAGCAATGTCACCATTACATGGAATGTAACGGAACTTATTATTGAATCTATCAAACATGTACTTGTATCCACTATCGAATACACAGTAAGAAGAAGAACTTAACGCACTGAAGAAATCAACTAAGTTATTAGTTTGAGTAGTGCTGTTAGTAATACCAACAAGATCTGCTCTATGTGCTCCAATAGTAGCAACACAATCCTTTCTACCTTCTGCGATAGAAATTAGTTTATTCGCTTTTGCCTGTGATTCTGCCTTAGTAGAACAGCCTGGACCCATGATAAGGAAGTCAACAGCAACATTATCTTTATTATCAAACTCTTCATATGCTGTCATCAAGTCTCCAAGAGAAGCATTGAATCCACCTTGTGTTGTTCCTGCACCTAAATTAACAGAAGCAGAGTAGTCATTACCATTGATTAACTTGTAACCAACATTACCGACTGCGTTGAATGTAACTCCTTGAACATCTAGACCCCATGTACCATCGTTTGTTGCGATTGCAGTTGTTGCAGTTGCGAAACCAGTTGCGACTGGTGTGGTATTATGGAAAGTATCAGCAGTTTCACCAGGATTACCACCTGCATAAACAAACGCTGAATTATCAGCAATAAATGATTCGTAGAATGTCTTTTGAGGAGCATTAGTATCAGAAACTGTATCCTTTCCTTTTGAAAGGTTAAGGAATGTCTCTAAAACATTACCCTTAATACCAGTTACTCTTCCGTCATCATCAACAACTACAATGTGAAGTCCATCACCTTTTGAGTTCCTGTTTCTGGCATATCCGCTAGTTACAGGTCTTGCAGCAATTGACCTCCAACTAATGTTGGAATTAGTAATACTTAGATTCTGACTGTTATACCAATCTTGAATACCTGTTCCACTACCACTAGCAGAGTCGCTAAGTGTCATTCCTGCACCAGCATTATTTCTGGAAAGACCATCTGCTCCACTGAAGAATACAACAGATCCTGTGGTAAATGCAGAACCTACATTTCCTTCCGCATAATCAATCTTAGTAATGGTTGATCCACCACCGACAGTTTCTATACGGCAAACAATTTTAACATCAACTGTACTATTTTCTCCGTTAGTAGTATCAGTTGAAACACCTGTAACGATTGCTCTTAGGAAACCATTGAATGCGTTAGCAGTACCAACACCAGCAACAGTGAATCCACCAATAGAAGCGGTAACAGCAGCACCAACAGTAGCACCAAAACCTGCAAGGTTGGTAGTGTTAACACCAATAACCTGATCAGCAAAGTCGTCAATAAAGCAAACTTTTAATCCATTTGCCCAAGAACCTGGATTCTTAGCAGCATATGAGAAGTTAGTTGATTCTGAATGATTAGTTATATAATCGTCGTAATTATCAATTCTTCCTGTTCCCGTCATCGAGGTGGAAGCAATACCAACACCAGCGTTAGCGTTACCGAATAGTAGTCCACCACCTGATCTAACTACCTTTAATACTCCACCATAAGTTAGGTAAGAAGATGCTGTCATCCAATACTCGTATTGAGCATCAGCATCTTGTGGTTTACCAAATACGTTTATTAAATCTTGTTCTGTTGCAATATCTGTTGGTTCATTAACAGGTCCTTGAACAAAAGGACCAGCGATTGCACCAATGTTATCTAGTACATTCTCTGCTCTTCCTACTGTTAGGTCAACCTCCCTTACCAGTACTCCAGGAGATAATTGTGGAGTTGCCATGTGTTTTCCCGAATCTCAGTTATCTAGAAATTATTTATTATTTACTGCATTTACATAGAGAGAAAATGCTATGAACAATGCATGAACACTATTACATGTACTCCCACATATATGAACGATCTCCATACTCATCTGTATGCCACATGTCTCCATCAGCATCTACAAAACTTCCTTCATCTAATCCATCAGACATAAATCCAAATGGAGCCATATCTTGTTCTATTTGATTCTTTTGTTCATCATATAATCTTTTTCTTACATCCTGATCAGTAAGTTCTTTAAAATAATCTTGTGCAACTAACCATGCATATATGACAAGACACATTGCCAAATCATCATTACATCCCTCCTCTGCTTCAAATGAATTACTTTTTTGAATAAACGTAGTAAGTTCACTCATTATGTCATAATCACACATTAAAAGTTTATCTTCTTCAACTAATGTTTTTAAGTTAAGAGCACCAACCTTCTTAACAGTTTTTGACATCTTGACTCCTAATTGAGTTTTTTTGCCTGAGAATCCTTGTCCAATTACTTGACCTGCTCTCCCTCTCATCGAAGTCATTAATAAGTTTTTATATTCTAAGTCAAAATTAAGAATCGATGCTACTTGATCTCCAACATCATTTACCTCACATAAAATAAAAGCATCATTATAACTTTTTCCTACATCATTAATAATATTGGGAAACAACATCGGTTTGATATCATTATTTCTATACTTTGCTACTACTGAATGAGGAAACTCTGTAATATCAATTACCACAAATGCAGAATAATCTTTTCCAACTCCTCTTGCAACATCCACTGTAATTGCATAATCATGTCCTTTTTGTGGATCAACATATACATCCAATCCAGCACTTGTTTTATCTGGTGTTTGATATACTAAGGATCTTAATTTACTTGGTGCAATAAGAGTATCAACAGATCCTAAGAACTCACATTCAAACTCAATTTTAAATTGTTGTTCAGATGTGTTTGCAATGGTTTGTTCTTTCCATACTTCATCTCTACCAGGAACTTCAGACCAATGAACATCAGTTGGAACATATTCATTCTTTCCTTTCTCAGCATCATGCCAATACCTATAAAAATGGTTCATCCCATGAGGGGTAGATACCATTATTACTTTTGTACTTTTACCAGAAGTAATAGTAGGATAAACACTAGCAAAGAAAGACTCAGCGATGTGATTGGGAACAAAAGCAAATTC